GCGACACCCCGCAGATCGACACCCCGCATGACGCGCGTTGGGTGTTCCCGACGGATTATGAATGGGCGGACCTGATCGACGACCAGGACAAGATCCGTTCTCTCATCGACCCGACCAGCGCCTACGTCCAGAACGGGACGGAAGCGATGCGCCGCGCGATGGACGACGTCATTCTCGGCTGCTTTACGGCCACCGCAAAGACCGGCGAAAACGGATCGACCAGCACGGCGTACAGCACGGCGATGGACGTTTCAAAGGACGTCGGCGGCACGGATTCCGGCCTCAACATCGCCAAGCTGCGCGCGGCCAAAAAGCTGCTCGCGAAAGCCGGCGTCGACCTCGAGAACGACCAGCTCTTTCTGGCGATCAACGCGGAAGCACATGACGACCTTCTGGCCGACGCGCAAGCGACCAGCCTGGACTACAACACCCGTCCGGTCCTGGTGGAAGGCAAGATCACGTCTTTCATGGGCTTCAACTTCATCCCGATGGAAGTGCAGGACAGCACCTACGACAACTACGACACGTCGGCCGGTAACTCCGGCGCGCCGCGCCTGTTGCCGTTCTGGGTGAAATCCGGCGTCCACCTCGGAATCTGGGAGAACGTCGTCGGCAAAGTCGACCAGCGGTCGGACAAGGGCTACAGCACCCAGGTCTATCTCCGCGGCACCTTCGGCGCCACGCGCCTCGAAGAAGGCCGCGTCGGTCGTATCAAAATCGTCGAAGGCTAACCCCTCGGCTAACAGGAAAGGAAACTCAATATGGCTACTGTTTATTCATCCGAGGCGACTGGCCCCCTCAACACCACCCCCGCGACCTTCGCGGACGGCGGCGTTGTCGGCGCTCCGCTCCGTCGTATCCGGGGCACGTACACGATGGCCGGCGACGCATCCGGCACGATCATTGTGGTCGGCAAACTCCCGGCAAACGCCCGCTTCGCTTACGGCGTTCTGACGGCGAGCGCGACGCTCGGCACGGCGACGATCAAGATTGGTACTTCGTCGTCCGACGCCGCGTATATGGCCGCCGCCACCTTCACCACCGCCGACACGCCGACTTTCTTCGGCAAAGCGGCTGCGGTTTCGGGCACGGCGCCGACGTCCGCGGACAACATCATCATCACCACGGCCACCGCGTCCCTTCCGGGCAGCGGCACCCTGGTGTGTGACATTTACTACTCTATGGCTTAACGCCTTCACCTGGCGCTTACACCTGGGGGCGGGCGGTTCTCCAACGAACCCCCGCCCTCACTTTTAAGGAGGAACTTATGGCTACTAAATACATCGACGTAGGGGTTAACCCGAAACTGGAAGATTGCGCGTCCACCAACACCAGCACCGTGACGAACAAGGTGCGCGTGGCATGGGACACCACGATCTCCCGCTCCGAGCTCTCGCAGACGCTCGCGCGCCTGGCGGAGATCGTCCTCAACGACACGCTCATTACTGTCGCCTGATAGGAGGCCGGCATGACCAGCAAGGTCGAGATCGTCAACACGGCGCTCGCCAAGCTCGGCACGGCCACGATTACCGCGCTGACGGACGACTCCGAGGAAGCCCGCGCGGCTAATCTTTTCTACGAGCCCACCCTGCGCGCCGAGCTCCGCAAGCACCCTTGGAACTGTTACCGCAAGCGGGCGACCCTTGCGGCGTTGTCCGCGGCGCCAGCCTTCGGCTTCGATTACGAATGTCCGCTCCCGTCGGACTTCGTCCGGCTTGTCCGTAACGAGGACGACGAGGCGAACGATTGGCAAATCGAGGGGCGGAGTATCCTTACCAACGAAACCGACGCGCCGGAGATCGTTTACATCGCGTACAACGACGACCCGACGGTCATGGACCCCCTGCTCGTCGAGGCGTTTTCCTGCGCGCTGGCGCTGAAGTTGAGCACCCGGATCACAATGTCCCGGTCGCGCAAAGAGGAAGTTATGGCGGAATACAAGGAAACCGTGGCCGCCGCACGGAAAACGAACGCTATCGAGAACGTCCCGCTCGAACCACAGACGGACCCCTGGATATTGGCGATGTTGTGAAATGGCAAGAGTAGCACCCGTATTCGAGAGCTTTAACGCCGGCGAATTCACCCCCTTACTCGAGGGGCGGACGGATTTTGCGAAGTATAAAAAAGGCTGCAAGCTGCTCGAGAATTTTGTTCCGCTCGTCCAAGGGCCGGTGACAAAGCGGCCGGGTACCTACTACATCGCCGAGGTTAAAACGAGCACCAAGAAAACCCGGATTGTCCCTTTTGAATTCAACACCACCCAGGCGTACATCATTGAATTCGGGGATCAATATTGCAGGTTTTACAAGGACCGCGGGCAAATTATTTCGGGCACCCCGGTCGAGATCGTGACCCCCTATTTAGAGGCGGACCTGGCGGCGCTGACGTTCACGCAATCGAACGACACGTTATACATCGCGCACCCGTCTTACGCGCCGCGAAAGTTAACCCGGTCGTCGCATATCTCGTGGACTCTGACGCCGATAGATTTTACCGACGGCCCGTATTTGGCGACAAACACGACCACCACGACGTTGACGCCTTCGGCTACGACCGGCGCCGGGATCACCATAACCGCCTCGAGCACGACCGGAATCAACGGCGGCGCCGGCTTCCAAACGACCGACGTCGGGCGCCATATCCGCATAAAGCATACGAACTTGTGGGGGTGGGCGAAGATCGTCGGGCGGACGAGCACAACCGTCGTCACCGCCGACGTCAAAAGGGACTTCGGCGCCACGACCGCCAAAGCCGACTGGCGGTTGAGCGTATGGGGCGACGACTACGGGTACCCCGGCAACGTGGCGTTTTTCGGCGACCGGCTCTTTTGGGCGGGCAGCACGTCGTATCCGCAGCGGGTCGACGGGTCCAACGTCGGCGACTACGAGAACTTTGCGCCGACGATATTCGCATCGGGGAGCACCACCGACAACACCGTCGTCGGGGATTCCTGCGCCCTGTCCTTTTCATTGAATTCAAATTCTGTAAACACAATCCAATGGATGATCGACGACGAAAAGGGCTTGTGGATCGGCACGACGAAAGGCGAATGGCTGCTCTCGCCGTCGACTCTTGGCGAGGCGCTGACGCCCACGAACGTATCGGCCAAGAGGTCGACGGCCTATGGGTCTAAAAAGATTCAGCCGGTGCGCGCAAATAAGGCGGTTTTGTTTGTCCCGCGCGCGGGTAAAAAGCTGCGCGAGCTGGCTTATGTGTTCGAGGACGACGGCTTCCGCGCGCCGGATATGAGCGTCCAGGCGCAGCACCTTTTGAACTATTCCGGCGCGGCGCGTATCGCGTACCAGAGCGAGCCTATGAGCCTCGTGTGGGTGGCGCGGGACGACGGTAAACTACTTACATTTCTTTATGAACGGGAACAAGAGGCGCTTGCATGGGCGCAAGCGCCGATTGCCGGCCGGTACGACACCGGCGCGGCTGTTGTGGAGGATCTGGCGGTTATACCGACCCCGGACGGATCCAGTGAGGAATTGTGGCTACTTGTAAAACGGACGATAAACGGCGCTACCAAGCGGTATGTGGAATACATGACCTCGGTAATATGGGACGAAAACAACGACCCCAACCTGGCGTTTTATGTTGATTGCGGGCTCACGTACAACGGCGCGGCCGCCACCGTTATGTCGGGGCTCGGCCATTTGGAGGGAGAAACGGTTTCCATTTTGGCGGACGGCGCGGTCCACCCGACGAAAACAGTGAGCTCAGGGCAGATCACGCTGGACCGCGCAGCGTCTAAAGTCAGTATCGGGCTCGGCTACACCGCGAACTTGTGGACCGAACGGATTGAGGCGGGATCTCAGAACGGCACGGCGCAGGGCAAGATCAAGCGCATATACCAGGTTATCGTCCGCCTGTGGAATTCGTTGTCGATGAAGGTCGGACCGAACGCGAGCAAACTGGTGCCGTATGTGTTCCGCGGTCCGACGGACGCCATGACGACGGCGGTGCCGTTGTTTACCGGCGATACAAACGCGATCATCATGCCGGGAGGGTACGAGCGCGAAGGGCGGATTTATATACGGTCGGAGGACCCCTTCCCGTTTACGCTCCTAAGTTTAATGCCGGAAGTG